ATCTATAATTAAAAAAACAAATAATCATGACAGATACTAGAACTAACATAGAAAAAATCAAAGCAATCTTTTTCGATTATGCTCAAGTAATTGAATGGTTAGAAATATCTAAAAATGAGTTAGATGAAATTGCTAAAAGAATTGAAACTGAAGTAATGGGTATTGAGGATCCAAATGAATTTGTAAACTTAACCGATTTAACTAAAAAGAAATAATTATGATAACAGTTGCTCAAGCAAAGAAAGCCTTAAAGAATCACGAGATATCAATTCTTGGTAAAAAATTAGAAGAACTAAAAACAAAGAACCCTGAAAAACACCAGATCTTTTACAATACTTGGTGTTCTGTTATCATGTGCCTTTATGTTTTTAATCATGAAGACAAAACTATACGTCAAGCAAATTGGTTTGATGTAAATGGGAAAAGAAAAATATGTTACTTAAATACACCAACTATACAATGGCTGCAATAGATAATTACGAAATAATAGAACCGCGTTTAAAATGGGATAAACCAGATATGTTTTATTTCATACAGATCTTTAAACGTAGAAAAGACAATACTGGAATGGACAAGGATATGATCTTAATTGATAACTTTTACATCTACACAAAGGAACAGTTTGATAGAATGTATCCGCTTATCAAAACAACTTGTGATGCACACAATGCTCGAGCTTACTTTAGGTTCAACCGCCGTAGCGCAAAACAAACTGCATTACAATCTTTAAAGAGATTGACTGAAATGATCATTCAAGAAAACTATAAAGCTGCAAAAGGCGCTTACGCTTCAGCTGCTGGAGAGTTTCATGCTGAGAAAGATAAGACCTGGATAATTGACATCGATGATATTGACTTAAAAGATTTGTCAGATCGTGAAAAGATTAAAGATATCATTATTGGCTTACAAGAAAAGACAGGACGGGAACCTCTGATATTTGAAATTCCTTCAAGAAACGGAATTCACTTTATCACAAGGCCGTTTAATTCTGCAGCTTACGGAATGATTATTAAAGACATGGGTTTAAGAACAGATCTACATCGTGATAATCCTACGCTTTTATATATGCCGTAATGAAACCTGCGTATAAACCGATACCAACTGAGCAACGAAAAGTTATCCAAGGAATGATGGGTGAACGGATCGTTGCTCATTTCTTAAGAAAGGAAGGACATGTAGTTGAAGAATCTCTTAATCCGTTTGACAATAAAAAGGATATGTTAGTTGACGGTTTACCTTGTGAAGTTAAAACACAAGTTCCTATTGTTGTTGAGGATAGCTTTGGCGTATCTCCAAGTCAATTACCTAAGATTAAAAATTCACATAGAGTTTATTGGGTAAGCGTTCCTACAAGTAGAAACATTGACGAATACGCAGGATGTATTTTTGAAATGGACCCAGCTCACGAAAAACTTAAAGGACACAGATGGTCAGCACATTCTGGAAGAGAGGCAATACTGTTCCCAAGAAAACAAGAAGCTATGGCAATTCGTTGGGTGATTACTGATGAAGATCTTTTAAATCAACTTAAAGAACTATCAACAAGCTATCTGTAATTGTTAATAACTTTTTTGAAAAATGTTTCAGTAAAAGTTTGCATAATCTCTAGATTGTTATTATATTTAACTATAATTAAAAAAAAACAAACAATTATGGCAAATTCATTTTTCTCTTCCCAATCTTGGATTAAAAAAGAAAAAGTTAAACAAGCTGAATCTTTAATGAATAAACTTAAAGAAAAATATCCTGATGTAAAAATCTCGCTAACTTGTAATTATCAGTGGAGAGGACTTACTGACGGAAGTTATACATTGGCAATTTCTGGAGATTCAGAATTTGATAATTTGCCTGATTTATTTGATGAACTTTTAAAATAATTTAATTATGAATTCAGAACTTACACATTCCGAAATAATCTTAAGAATTGAAGAACTGTCAGATATTGACAATATATTTGAAACTGTCCAAATGCAAGACAATCTAGAAGAAATTAATTCCTTAGTAAAAATCTTAATCCAAAACAAAATAATATGAATATAGAACAACGCATAAAAATCGATTGGATCTTTGAACAGCACCGTTCAACAAATCATTTTTACAATACATATCTGCCGTATGAATTCCATTTAAACATGGTTGCTCAAGTTGCTAAAGATTATCAACACCTTGTTTCACATACCGTTGAAGAAATCGTTATCCTAGCCGCTTATGGACATGACTTAATTGAAGATACTCGAGTTTCTTATAATGATGTTAGAGAAGTCTTAGGTGTTGAAGTTGCTGATATCATTTACGCAGTAACAAACGAAAAAGGTAAAACTCGAAAGGAACGAGCAAACGAAAAATATTATGCAGGTATTAGATCTACACCTTATGCAGTTTTTGTAAAGTTATGTGACCGAATAGCAAACGTTCAATATTCTAAAATGACAAAATCAAGAATGTTTGAAATGTACAAAAAAGAAAACCCAGAATTTATTAAATCTTTAGGATGGAATGAAGAACTTGAAGCTTCTCATTTTTCCACCGCACTTTTTAAACATCTTATTAACCTTTTTAATGACTAATTATGAAACACTTTATTAAAGATAATGATTACGAACCTGGTTTAGCATTCATTATATTTTTTGCATTGCTGAATGTAATTTTATGTTTAATTCCGTTCGTATTTTTCTATGAAGCATTTGCTGAACCTCATTATTGGAAGAATCGATGGAGACTTCATCGACTTCTAAACCGAGGACTTGTAAAAGTCAAGCATAATAGAGGCACAAGTATTTTTGGTGATCAGATAAAAACCTATGATGTAACAATTGAAGATGAAGAATATTCTTTATGGATTTGGAATGACGATTCGTTTACACTTGACGGTCCTATGAATTCTTCTTATGAGAAAACAGATAGAAATTACATTGGTCTATTCAAAGGATCGCTTATTACTCGTTGGTTAAATCGTGTTGCTTTAAGAAAACTAAAACAACTTGCAGAACATTCTGCTTATGAAGATTACGAAGAAATGACAACAAACTGTTCAATAAAAAATATATGAAAAGAATAATCTTATTAATTCTTGTACTTGTTTTATTATCATGTAAGAAAACTGATGTATCTTATCGTACTGTTTATGTTAACAATTACTATATGCCAAAAAGTGAAAAAAACTTACATGTAGAATATTACTTAGCGTATAATATTGACATTACTTTTGATACAATCCGAGTAAATAATTATAATGCTTCCGATACAATGATACTTACGTATCATGGAAAGGATTATACATATATCACAAATAAAAAAATATATGAATTATATGAAGTTAAGAACTATCAAATTAATTCAAATGATAACGAATGGTTTATAAACATAATAGGAAAATGAAAAGAATAATTTTAACATTAGTAATGTTCTTGAGTTTAACAGCAAATTCTCAAGTATACGTAAATGGAAAGAAGGTTGCTGAAACTGGTTCTAATGATATATCAATCGTTAACGGTGATGTCTACGTTGACGGCAAATCAATTGATGAACTGACTGAAGACATTGAAAAAGAATCAGGTAGTGAACTCCCACAAACAGATGTATCCACGGAAAAGCCAGAACCTAATGTCTATAAATCAGAAAATGTAGATGCTTACAATAAATGGTATAATACAAAAGGCAGAAAGATGATAAAAGAAAGGAATGAAAAGGGTAAGAAAGCTTGCTTGTGGGTACTAGGATCTCTAGGTATAGGTGTTCTATTTGTAACTTTAGGATTTGTGTTTGCTGAAATACGAAAACGTATTAGAGATCGTAGGTACCGTAAAATATCCGAAAATCAATATAATATAAACCGTAATCCTGCAAAAGAATATCCTTTAAAAAGCGTTCTAGAGCCTGAAACAAAACAAGAACAGACTCAATCAGGATTGACTGAAATCCTGTCAGCAATAAAAAAGAAATAATTTAACAAATTTTAACAAATAATTATGAGCTATAATATTCAATCAAAAGAATATATTGATGAATCTAGAAATTGGCATTATCAATCAATTACTGCAACCATTAAAGTAAATGGAATTGAAAAACAATTTTGTTATGGATCTATCGATAAAGGAGAAACATTTAATATTTGAATTTATGAACCCGAAAACTATTATAGCAATCCTATGTTTTTTGTTAGGATTTACATTAACTCAATTAATTTTAACATTAATTATAAAATAAATAATTATGAATAAGCACGAAGAATTTGTTAAAGAAGTAGATGAATTGCTAAAAAAGCACAAAGTAGAAAGATTTACTGGAATGATACATCTAGAAGAGAGAGTTAGATTATTATCTCATGCACCTACATCGGAAGAAGAGGTAGAAAACACCAAAGAGTATACTAGACTTGTGAATTTAATAGGTTCTTTTGAAACAGAAAATGTTAAAAAGCTAAATGATTTTTTAGAGGATTTAATTATTAGAAGTGAAGAACAGGAATCAATATCTCAAGTAACATGGGAATCTATAGCATATCAAAATGCTGAAGAGTTATTATCAGAAGAAGATTATGAAAATCTAGAAAATGCTCAAATCTTAAAAAATGCAGCAATTCAATCTAATGAATGGGAATATGCAGCTAAATACCGAGAAGAAGAGCTAAGTTTTTTGACTAAAGTAATGGAGATCGTTGAGTTGAAAAATCCAAGATAATAGAATCTCGATTGTTAATAACTTTTTAAAAATAAGTGACAAAAAGTTTTTCTATTCCAAATATAATGATTATATTTATTCTATAATTAATTAAACAAATCAATTATGGAAACTAACGAAAACATCGATATCTCAGTAATTCCTATAATTACTAAAGCTTTAGCAATGGATGCAATTTCAATCTCTAAAAATTAATCATTATGAAAATTTCAATAGATACAAAAGTAAAACACACCCCTACAGGAAACATCGTTAAGATTAAATCTTTTACTAAAGTTTTTATACAAGGAACTATTATCGATCCTAAATATCCTGATTTTTATTCTGGTGAATCTACTAAAGTTCGTATTTCAGAATGTGAAACTTATATCGAACCTCCAAAAGAAAAATCTTTCTATGATAAAATGAGAGAAAGAAATATGGAAGATGCTAAAAAACTTCCAGAATCTCCTAAAGATATATCTCAACATATTCTTTGTTTAAAAATGGCAGTAATCGATAGAGTTGAAAAAATTGAAAATCTTATCGATGATAAGACCTATACATTCCAAAAAAAAGTAAACGGTGATGATTATGGTAAATTCGGATTCTCTGAACATTACGTAAACTTACTTATGCATTACGCATACGAAGCTGGTAAAAAAAATGCAACTGAATCTTTGACTCGTTCTTTTACTGCTCAAACTAATCAAATGAAACATGCAATTGATGCAATTGTTACTGCATTAGATGCAAATGATTTATTACCTGATAACGAATATGAATACTAAAATTGTTAATAACTTTTTTATAATACTTGATCTAAATTTTTTTAGTTTCAAATAAATTGATTATATTTATTCTATAATTAATTAAACAAATCTATTATGAAACGAGAAAACATCTACGAACTAGGTTACTTGCCAAAAATTGAATATTGGAATAACCAATTGTTAAACGATAATTGCGATCAAGATCGAATCAATTATATCGCAGAAAAAATCAAGTACTTCATAGGAAGAGAAAAAGACAGACAATCAAAACTTAAAAAATAAAATTATGCCAAAAATATTTTCTGTAGGAGGATGTATCAGAGATAAAATTCTCGGAGTACAATCTAAAGATATCGACTTTACATTTGTTCTCGATGATTTAAACGGAACAGTAGAACAAGGATTCGAACATATGACAGAATGGTTAAAAGCTGAAGGATTTGAAATATTCCTTTCAACTCCTGATTGTTTTACTATCAGAGCTAAATTTCCAAAAGGTCATAAACATCAAGGAGTTGCTGACTTCGTAATGGCTAGAAAAGAAATCGGTTACATACCAGGAACAAGAAAACCGATTCTTGAACTAGGAACTTTATCTGACGATTTACTTAGAAGAGACTTTACATTAAACGCATTAGCTGAAGATGAAGATGGTAAACTAATCGATTTATTCGATGGACTTAAAGATCTTAAAGATGGAATTCTTAGAACTCCATTAGATCCTACAATAACGATGATGGACGACCCATTAAGAATTTTAAGATGTTGGAGATTTTCTATTACAAAAGGATTTACTATTGATTTGAAAATATGGGATGCAATGAGACAACCAGGAATTCTTGAAAAATTAGAAACAACAGTTTCCGGTGAAAGAATAAGAGAAGAATTATTCAAAATGTTTAAGCATGACACGGTTAAATCTTTAGAGCTTTTATCTATAGTTGAAGCTGATATTCCTGGTATGATGTCTTTATTATTTAAAAATGGTTTACATTTAGAACCTTCATTTAAACAATAAATGATAAAAAAATATGTTAATAACTTTATTTGTAAATATGTAAAATATTAAAATAAAAGTATTAAATTTAACTATTAATTAAAAAATAAAAGTTATGAAAAACATACACGTACTCCCAACAGACAAACCAAGTAGGTTACAATTGAATGTTAATACTGGAAAACTAATTTTATTTAATAATATCCAATCAGAAAAAGAATCAGTACATTTATCTAATCAACATATCTACATCACTTCTGATGAAATAGGTAAACATAGTGAATATGTCTATTGGGGAAAAGATACTGAAAGACCTATTAAATTTCAAAGAGGAGAGTATTTAGGTGCTAAAAAGATAATACTAACAACAGACCCAACTCTAATTGCAGATGGTGTTCAAGCTATTGATGATGAGTTTCTTGAATGGTTTGTTAAGAATCCTACTTGTGAATATATTAGAGCAGAAAAAGATAAAAGACTTGAAATAGAACAAGATTTTGAATTTTACGAAATAATCATTCCAAAACAAGAACCTAAACAAGAGACACTAGAAGATTTTATAAAAAGAGAAGGTTACTCCGACGGACCTACCCAAGATATATGGAAAGACGGAGTTATGGAAGGTGCTAAATGGCAATCTGAAAGAACATACTCGGAAGATGAGGTACGAGCATTAATCATAAAAGCTTTAACTCATAATGATTATGATCTTTGTGGTTCATTGGCTACTAGAGATTGGGAAATAAGACCTGCAAATTTTTCAGTTTGGTTTGAACATAACAAGAAATAGATATGGAATCAGAATACATTAAAGAAGATGATTGGTTTAAATGTACAATAGATGACATATCATACGATTGTCATATGGAATATGGTTATGATAAATTTCTAGAAATAAATGTTTTAAAATATAACAATAAGAGTCTATGGTTCTTTAAATGGCAAGAACTCGAATTTCATCATACGTATTTTCAACCTTGTAAATATGGCGATTATATTTGGATCGACGGTGATATGTATTTTAAACCAGATTTAGTTAAAAATTTGGTAAAAAATGCTATTAGGAATTGGAAAGATATCATTGAAAATGATAAAATAGAAAAAGAAAAAAAGAAAGGAATTAAAATTCTTAAAGAAATATGACAGCGATCGAATGGTTAGAAATGGAAATCGTTAAGTTAGAAAAAGACTTTGCAATTCCTGGAAAGATATATGAACTTTGTGAACAGGCAAAAAAATTAGAAGGCTCAGTTCAAGCTTATCATGGAGATTATTGTGCAGTTTGTGGGTCTCAAGAATTTTGGAATGATGACCAAGAAGATTGGAATGGAGACGAAGAAGAATAATTTTAAAACGAAATAAAATGCCAAAATTTAAAGTAGAAACTTATATGCCCGACCGCATGTATGCTGAAAAAATAATTCAATGCGGAAGATTAGAAATCCGAGAAAACTGTTTTTGCTTTTGGACTTCAGTCTATGGAGAATCTAATAGATTAATTGCTGCATATCCTACACAATATACAATTGTAACTGAGATATGGCAGGAGAGCAATTTGTAGATATCTTATTAGATGAATTATTGATAATATTAAACATATAAGATAATTCATCTAATGTCATTATTATGAAAACTAAAATTATTTAAAGTATATAAATTGATATGAAACTTGAAGCCTCTAAAAGAAAAAACATTTTAGCAGATGCTAAGATCTTATTGGAAACTGAACAAGATGGCAAACATTTTGCTATAGGTGTTATTGATAGCATGAATTATACTGTTATACAATATTATTGGAGACAGAGTTCAATCAAAAGAGGAAAAAACATTTATGTCATATTCTGGGGCAATACTGATGATAAAGAAAATATGGGTATTACGCCAGTCTTAACACCATCAGGACAAGTTGCTAAAGAGAAGACTGCATTCAAGACTTACTTTGATATGATTAAAGTTTCAAAAGGAATGGAATTCACAAAGTAAAAATTTTAACAATTTTTAACAAAATAAATTTGCATAACCAATATATTATTTTTAAATTTATCTATAATTAAAATTATGGGATTACTTATTATACCGTTTATAGGATTAATGATATTCCTACATGTAATACTAAAAAACAAAATAAAATGACATTCACAGATTTAATTGCTGACGCACCGAAACCGATCTTAAGAAAACTTGAGCAATTGAAATTCTTGAGAGAAAGACCTGACTTTCACCCGGAGCCGTCTGCATTCGAGCATATCAAAATTGTAACTGAAAGACTTATCCCTACTGGTGATATGGACTTAATCATGGCAGGAATCTTACATGATATCTGCAAATTTGATACTGTTAAGATGAATGAGAAAACAGGCTGGCCTACTTCTCCAGGACATGACCAAGCTGCCTTTGATTTAATCGTTAACAATAGCGATATCATAAATTGGATAAATGATAAAGGTGGGTTTATGCCTAATGTCGCTCACATTTGTAAAGCTCACATGAGATTTCACCAACTAGGTGACATGAGAGATTCTAAACGTGAAGTTCAAATTGCTGAATGGACACGATTAGGAATCTGTGACAAATTACAAATCTTTGGAGCTGCTGATAATATGATTGAAGATTTTGATTTAAGTAACATAGAAAAAAGTTTTAAATTTAACCGTAAGTAATATGAAAACATTATATTTATTAAGAGGACTACCTGGAGCAGGTAAAAGTACATTAGCAAAATCAATTGGTGTAGTTTACTTTGAAGCTGATATGTTTTTCATGGTAGGCAACGAGTATAAATTTGATATGTCCAAAATAAAAGATGCACATGCTTGGTGTCAAGATCAAGTTAGAACTGCTATGAAAAATGCTGATGCAGGAATCGGTGATACAAGAATTGCTGTTGCTAATACATTTACTCAAGAATGTGAAATGAAAGCATATACTGACATGGCCACAGAATACGGCTTTACAGTATTCTCAATCATTGTTGAATCAAGGCATAAATCCACTAATATTCATGGTGTTCCTGCTGACGTTCTTGACAGAATGGAAGAAAGATTTGAACTTAAACTTAGATAAGATGAAAATAACAATTAAGTTTAATATAGAAGATCCTGAAGATGACAAACAACTTAAACGCATGCTTAGAGCCACTGATATGGCAAGTGTTCTTCATGAGATTGTTTCAAATTTACAGAAAAAAGCTGAGTGGGAATGTGAAAACCTTGAAGCTGATAGTGACCCGACTGATGGTGTGTATGTTTTCCGTAGACTTATAGGAGAAGAACTCGATCGTCGTGGAATAATCATTGATGACCTAATTGACTAATTATGAAAAAAGAAGATAAGACAGTTAATATAAAGAATCGCAGAGCAGGATACGATTACGAATTCATAGAGTCATATAGCGCAGGTATTGTTTTAGAAGGAGGCGAAGTAAAAGCTATTCAAGGAGGCAATGTTTCAATAAACGGATCTTATTGTTTTTTCAAGAACGGTGAGCTATGGGTAAAGAACCTTGAAGTTGGTCACTGGAGACAAATGAAGTCTCATGATAAACTAAGAGATAAAAAACTATTGCTAACTAAAAAACAACTTAAGTCTTTAGAAAAAGAACTTACACCTGGAAGAACAATTGTTTTAAAAGGATTATATTCAGATGAAAGAAAAAGGATTAAAGTTGATATTGCTTTAGCAAAAGGTAAAAAAGATTACGATAAACGACAAGCCATCAAAGAACGTGACATTAAACGGGATTTAATGAAAGAAAAATGAAAAGATTAATATACATATTTTGTTTTTTTATAATGCCTTTAGAAGCACAGATTTTAACCCGTGATTTTGTAATAGGTGACATTATCTATTACAAAGGGCTAAACTATCGTGTTGTTAAATTATCAACGACTGATGAGTATCACAACTTATCTTGGAAGAACTGGATGGTTGATGATATTCATATAAATGATTTGCCATATCTTCTTGATATGAAAACTCAAAAAGATCAGTATAATGATGGCTATTTTATTAATCCTGTAGTTGATAGCATTTATTTTAATCATGCAGGAGCAATGCAAGTTTGTCCTATAGGTTGGAGAATACCAAGAATTGGTGAATGGGACACTCTTTTAAGAAAAATAAATTATGCGCAACGTGATTGGCTATTAGGCCAGCATAATGGATTTAGAGGTTACCGTAGTGCAATTGAGGATAGCTCAATTGTTAAAAAAATACAGGTATTAACTGGAGGTTTTTGGTGGGCTTCTGATAAACTAGGAAATCGTGCCTATGTAATTAAACTAACTAATAATAATTGGGATATAGGACTTGCTGATATATGGGACTATGCAACTGTTCGTTGTGTAAAAGATGAAGAATAATTGTTAATAACTTGTCTTTAAAAAAATTACATATTTGGTAAAAATTTATTATTTTTATATTATAATTAAAAAACAAATAAAAATGGAAAAAGAAACAATTAATGAAGCATTGGGTTTATCACAAGAGTGGAGAGATGCTGCAATGAATAATGTTGAATCTTGTATAAATGAGTCAGAAACATTGTCAGAAGTAATGGAAAAAATTGCAATCCTTACAAAGGAAGGCGAGTTTGGTGAGCCTAGTGCAAAAGGATATGAATTAACTTCATACGAGAAAAAACTTATATACTCAGGATATATGATTGCTCAAGAAATACACGTTCTTCAAGCATTAGCAGCAAAACGTGAAATTATGGCTGACATGATAAAAATGATGTTAGGTAAATCTGACAGTGATTTAGGTAAACTTTTTGGTGATCTAGGATTAGATCCTGATGCTGAATAATGTTAATAACTTTGTTAATAACTTAAGGCCTGAGAATTTGCATTCTCAGGTTTTTTTGTTTAAATTTAACTATAATTAAAAATAAACAAAATGAGTATTTTCACTATCTTCAACCCAACTACAAAACACATTGCTGAAGAAACATTCTTTGAACATTATCATGCAGCAGATAAGTATTGTAAAGAAAACTATTCTTCTGATTATATTGCTAAACATGAACCATTTCATTTTAACTCTGACTTCAAAAAAATGTTAAATGAAGGTTCTCATCCAAGAATTAAAACAAATCGTTGGAATGAAAAAGCTGCAATCATTTCTGAAGATGGCGAAACTATTTTGCACTGCGGTGGAATAACACTTCAAGAATGGGTTAACTTAGGTGCTGCAGGTATCAAGTCAACTCAAATTTCAAAAACTGAATTCATCAATTTGCATAACTCTTTAATTAAATAATTATGAAATACACAGTAAGAAAAAACAAAAGTGATTTGACAATCTACTTTGACTCAGAAAAAATTGTTGAACAGCTTAAGAACTATCCTATCGTTGATGAAAACGACGAATCGCTGGTTCCTATTTATTCAAAGGGCAATGCAGGATATTTAACGGTTAAAGATCAACAAGATGAAATCTCGGATTGCATAAAAAGAATAGAAGTTATCACGCCTGACTATTTATTGAATAAGTCTAATACGCTTAAAACAAAAAAGAACGGTAAATTCCGTAAAGGTTCAGTTGTAACTCTATTTGATGTTGACATTGCAAGATACGTTACAAATTTTACAAACTGTTGGTTTCATGATCGTGTATCACTTAGAGCAGTTGAAGAAGATGTATTAGTTGTAACATTAGAAAAAACTCAAACAACTCATTAATATGGAAGAACTATATGTAAAACCTCATCTTTGGTTTGAAACTGAAATAGACGGACGTCTATACAAATGCAAAATAAAACGACGTGGATGGTCTTATGCCACTATTCATGTAAAAGAAAGAATGGGAATTAAGAAAAGAAAGCAATATTACTTTTTTGGTCCTATGATAGATGCGCCTGTATTTGAAACTATAACATATTCACATAGAGATGATGGTTTAGACCCAGTTATGGACTATAGGACTTCTTATACTGCAACATTAATAAAGAAGGCCATAAAACAAATCGTTTACCAGAAACCAAGCACAAAACATTCATATAAAATTTAAGTTATGCCAATAATAGAAAAAGAAAAACAAATTAAAAGTTGTTTAGAATGTTCTTATTGTAAGTTAAATCCTTATGGTAAAAGTGATGATAAAGATTATACTGGTTATCATTGTACGTGGGTTGGTAAAAAGATATGTAATGAAAATGATTTAGCTGAAATATCCAGAATACCAGATTGGTGCAGAAAATATTAAAATTATTAATCATGAACTCAGAAATAAAATAATTCTATGATATTAGGAACATACGACGAATCATACGGAGAATTAAGAGAAGATGAATTCTTATTGAAAATTCGAGAAGAAAATCAATACAAACCTAAAACAGGTTTCTTAACAAAACTTACAAAGAAATGTGAAGTTCCTGTTAAGTTTAAAGATTGGGACAGGCATTGGAATGGAAGTACTTATGTAACTAATGAAACAATTTATGTTTGGCAAGAAACCTTTAGAAGTGGTTGGTCTTTAGTTGATTGGAGAATTGGTAAATCTCAAGAATGGGCTATTATGAAACATCCTGAAGGTTTCACAGTAGAAATATACTTGAATAACTTTTTAACTATTATTCAAGAAAACACAGTTGAACGTGGAGTCATTCATGGAGAATTCAAATGGGAAGATAACAAATTAATCAAAAAATCATGATTAAAAAGGCAATAGTAACAATAAATGAAGATGGTCACTTTGTGGCTGCGCAAATAGATAATCGAGAAAAATCAATATCAATTGTAAAGTCTGTTTATGATGGAGAATCATGGGAAGATTATTTAGAAGATGCATTGCATGGATGTGGCATTAAAGAAGAAGATCTTATGCATTGTCATCTTATCACATTTGATAAATTTTTATCTTGGTTTGATACTAGAGGAGTAGTTGAAGTAGTAGAAATAACAGAATAATATGACAGATGCAACAGGAAGAGAAATTGTAATTGGTAAACGATATACATATTCACAAACATCAAATGGATCCTTTTGGATAGTAAAAGGAACTGCGTTTAAGTTCACTGAAACAAAAGTTACATTATCGGATATCCAAGAAAAAAGAGGATTGTATGGTAAAGATCGTGGTGACTTTACTGAAGAAACGAGAAAGCGAGCAGTATACGCTTCAATGTTATTTCCTATTGATGATTTTATCTTAGGCGATAAAGTTACTACCGAATATTACAATCACGGTGAAGTTTTTGAAGTTGTTGGAATTAAAGCTGATGAACTAGAATTGAGAGGAGATTGGAGCGGAGGAACTCACAACGCAGATCAGATTGGATGGTATGATAAATTAAAATGTAGATTAAAATGAAAAAACGAATTGATATGATAGATTTAGACTTAGTTACTAAGATAAAGCTTAAAGGAATCTCTAACGAGAATTTGTTTATAATCGCTTCAAAGTTAGAATTGAATTTTGAAACTTTATATGTTACTAGAAATTCTGGTACACTTGCTATATGGGTATACGGTAAACAAAGTGCTATTCTTGGATTTGAAGAAGCAGGCAAGAATCGTATACAAATACCAACAGCTAACATAAATGGAAATCAAAAATGGAAGGATACGTATCCTTCGGAATTTACGTTCCATTCAGATTTAAGTAAAAAAGAAATTGATAAATTGAAAAAGCTTGACACTTTTAAGATACCTAAACTTAAACTAACTAATCATATCGTTCGAGCTTATTTTTATTACAAAGACTTAGGTATTGATTTAGAGATTCCTAAAATAGAAAAATCTGCTAAAGCTTTTTTTAAACAAGAAAAAATGTCAAGTTTAGAAAATCACATCCTTGAATTAGAAGGAGATTTATCTATCGTATTAGATAACGAAGAATACGAAAAAGCAGCTATCATCAGAGATGAAATTGTAAAGTTAAAAAGAAAAATAAACGAAATAGAATTATGATAAAATTAGAGAGCGATGTTATTGAAAAAATATTTTATATGCATTTTTTTTTAAAAAGATAAAAAAATAGAAAAAGAAATGATATATATATATTTTAAAACATCTAAATGAAAAGCATCAAAACAAGACTCTATCCTAACAAGGAACAACGATCTTTATTAGATCGTCACTTTGGTTCTTGTAGGTTTGTCTTCAATGCTACTCTTAATTTCAAAATCATTATGTACAAGGACTATGGATTGTCGAAGTCCAAGTTTGATATCATCAATGAGCTTCCTGAATTAAAAAAGGAATTTGAATGGTTGAGTGAATGTAAGGCAGAATGTTTACAAAATGTTATTGGTAATGTTGATGCTGCATATCAAGGATTTTTTAGAGGAGGAGGATTTCCTAAATTTAAGAAGAAGTCAAGTAAGCAGTCATTTTTACAGAAGCAGAATTTTAAAGTTTTAGAAAACACTAACCGCTTAGTCTTTTACAAACAAAAGATTAAGTTCAGATGTTCAGAAAGAGATGCAATCGATTTAAGGACTAATAAGATTAAGAGAATTACTTATTCGAAGGACAGTTGTGGTCATTATTATGCATCAATATTGATTGATTTCAATCATGAATTATTAGAGCCTAATGAATTCGAAATTGGAATTGATTTAGGTCTTAAGGAGTTTGCAATAACAAGTGATGCAGAAGTTATAGCAAATCCTAGATTCCTTAGAAAGTCCAGTGAAAAGTTAGCACTTTTACAAAGACGTCATTCTAGAAAAAAGAAAGGATCTCGAAATAGAGAAAAGGCAAGAATTGCAATAGCAAAACAGTATAAAAAAGTAACAAATCAAAGACGTGACTTTCAACATAAACTTTCAAGTCAACTAATTCACAAAAACCAAGTGATTTATATTGAAAGTTTGAAGGACAAGAACATGGTAAAAAATAGAAAGTTAGCAAAATCAATATCAGATGCAAGTTGGTCATCATTTACAGGAATGTTGGAGTATAAGGCTAAGTGGTATGGACGTCAAGTCATAAAGATAGGAACGTTCGAACCGAGTAGCAAGTTATGTTCGAGATGTGGATGGAAGAAAGAAGACTTAACATTATCTGATAGAGTTTTCAATTGTCGAGAATGTGGACTTGAGATAGATCGAGACTATAATGCTGCATTAAACATTTTAAAAATAGGTATGAGTAATGCCGAATTAACGCTTGAGGAGACTAAGTCATTAGACAGTCGAAGAACCAAGAAAAGACTCACTGAAGACTTAAATCCTCAGTGATCTTATACATATAAAGGTTGGCATATCGAAGGTGACAAAGATACTGGTGAATACGATTCATCAAAAGGAGCTATGGTAGATTTTGAACTTGATTTATTTGATGATAAAGATCAATATCGTGGAACTGCAATTGGTGGTTATTATGCTCAAGGAGATTATCACTTTAGTTATGACTTAGAATTCGAACCACCTAAAGAACTTACTCCTGAAATGAAATTTGCTAATAAAATTGAATCAATTATCGAAGACTTTAAAGATGAATCGATATCTTTCAAAAAGATGTTAACTAAAATAGAGAAAGAACTTACAAACTTTAAGAAAAAATGAAACAAATAATTTTAAATACGATAACAGATCTTTGTTCTAATTTTTTGTACTATGACAGAAAAGAAGATGAAGATCTTTCAGTTGAAGATCTTGAAGAAGCAGTTGAAAATGGAACAATTACGATTGATGAAATGGTTGAAGAATTTAGACGTCATTTAGAAAATACTTTAAAATAAAACAAAATGAAAGATCAGCTAGGAGACAGAATGAAGGACTTTTACGAAGACCGAACAAGATTCAAGTTGGGGCGTCGCACCAACACAATTATCCGTATTGACGGAAAGGCATTCAATCAATATACCAAAGGACTTAAACGTCCTTTTGACCAAGGACTTATGGACGATATTGATGCAACTGCAGAATTCTTGTGCCAAAATATCCAAGGCGCAAAATTTGCTTATGTACAATCTGATGAGATCTCTATTCTCGTTACTGATTACGATGACATCTCTACACATGCTTGGTTTGATGGAAATCTTCAAAAAATGGCAAGTATTGCTGCTTCGTTAGCAACTGCAAA